CTCAAAGTGAATTGTCAGGAAATAATTTAAAAAACTTCTTGACAAATGATTAAAATTTCTGTATAATATCCTTATATTATGAAAAAAGAGAGAAATTGATGCGAAGGCATCGAGTTCTCTCCCCGAAAGGGGTCAAGAAAAATGATTTAAAATTCTTCTTGACAAATGGTTTCAAAGTTAGTATAATATATATTCAGAAACAAAATAGAATAAAAGTAATCGGGAACAGGAAAAAATTAATGATTTAGCAGTGACCCCAGACTCTACGGAGGAGGGAGAGCGAATAAATAATCCTCTGATTACTTACCAAGTGAGGCGTCACGTAAAAAACTGCCGTATGCTAGTTAGATATTGATAGAGTGCGTTAACTGAGATAATATCCGCTTTTGAAAGTCGTATGTAGACATATCCTCCGCAGCAGGAAGCGAGTACATACCCGACGAACTGGTCGGTAAATAGTTTGAGTGGATACTTCCAGTAATTCCATACTCTCCAACATTTTGCTTGGAGTAGATTAAGGGTGTAAGCGGAGTCAACGCAACAAGATAACTCGGCACTATCTCGATAGTATAAAAGCGATTTTGTTTTACTGTTTTAATGGGCGTTACGACCTTCGGGTTTACTAAAGCAGAGGTAATTGAACAGGGTGGATTATGACCAAACAATCAACCCCAGAGTGAGGAAACCACGCTTGTAAATCCCACGCCATGCGATTCAGTTTTAACTGTCAAATGGAGTGTAGGGTGACACAGAGAAGTAAACCTCGTTGTCTGCCACCTTAGGGTGTCACGGAAGTAAGCAGACACATATGCTGGTGCACATAGTGTGCCGAGTGAGAGTAAGGAAACAGAAGTGGTTTCCACCTCATACTGCGGGACGAGTGGGCAGTATGACACGATTTTGTCGCAACCTTTAAATAGGAAAGAGAACGCAACGAGAACGGAGGTCGCACCTTCACTAAGTAGATATACTTTAGAAGTTGGCACTCGATAAGTCGACACATAAGTCAATCTCAAAGACTTAAAAATAGAGCAACTTAGTATTTAAGTGATGCGAAATGAGCAGTATACCACAGACGCAAGTCGTAGATTGAAGTTCGTAATATCCATCACCTCTGGGTACAACAGTGGATAGGTTCGTGAGCAATGCCGACACGACCACTTAAAAAATCACAAAGAGGAACACTTTGTAATGGGAAGTAAGTTTGGGCAACGCCAACAATTACTTCCCATTTTTTTGTCTTACAAAAGTTAACATCAAACTTTTCTACCTATTTAAAAATAGTTCTTGACAAGTCAGTTAAAATCCAGTATAATATATGTATGAAAAGAAAAGGAAACCACATTTTCCTAACTGAATGAGTGTGGTGGTCACGCCAGAACGTGCACGGCAGAGTTGTGGACTGCCCCAAGTTTAACAATTTAATACAGGAGTACATTATGCCAGCAAAGTTTAAAGCAAGTGCAAAAAAATATATCAGAGGAGTTCCAGCAAGTAAGTTGCCATACGAACACTTTTACCTTCACACAATGAAGAAAGAAGAACTATTCGAAGCAATCAACAACACTAGAACTAAACCAAAAGTGAGACAGAAGTGTCTAAACGAATTAGCAAGACGCAAAGTAATTGTAGAGTGGGTAAGTCCTGAGGTGCAATCATGAAGTGGGGAGGCAAAGCAGCACATGTAAGTCATGTAAAGAAAACAGCACAGGGTGATAGTCATAGACAAATCAGTTTAAATATGAACAAGAACAAAAAGCGTTCATTCAAAAAATACAGAGGACAGGGGAGATGAGGAAATTACTTGATGCAATTTGGGAACCATTCGATAGTTCTGACTCTGTAGATTGGTTCCTACTACTGTTCGGTTATACAGCATTAATTATAATGCTAGTGGGGGCGATATGGACTTAACAGTATTAATTCTAGTCGCAATGTTCTTAGTATATATGTACTTTAATAACAAGGACGACTGGCGTGGGTAAAGTAATTCCTTTCCCAACAAAGACCGAAGCAGACAACCTCAAAGAGGAACTGCAGAGGCACGAGGAAGAAATCAAGTTGTGTTTAGACGACTTGGAAGCAATAAACAGTCACATAGTAGAGTTGACCTTTGAGTATGAGCAAATGCTACATAGATTAGGTATACTCTACGGTGTGAACATCAATTTAGGAGAAGATAGTGAAAAAAGGTAGTATGATGTATGACCAATTTGGTCGTAAAAGAAAGGTAAAACACCTTTATACAAGTAAAAAAGCGACACCTAATTTTAATAAAGTCGCAAACAAACAGTTTAAAAGTGATGAGAAAACATATCCAAGTGCAGCAGTTGGAGAATATACTGTGCCTAAGGATAACTCATTCAAAGCAGACATCAGTAAGCAGTACACGGTATCGATTGCTTATAACAAGGGTGCATATCAAGTGATACCTAAAGGAGAAGTGAAAGACATTGGCAAATAAATATAATAGACACTATGCAGTAGGCATGGAAGCAAATGGTAGTAAGATAAAGTCCATTAACTACCCTTTAGACACTAAACGTAAGTTTCCACATTGGGAGTCACCAACAAGAAACTGTAAACATATGTGGATAGAGTTAGAGGACGGCAATATAGTAAGAGATGATGAACTCATACTCAAAAAAGATATGGAAGCAATTCAAAAGATGGAGAAGTTCATATCTGATATATCAGGAGGTGTAGCGTGAGTAAGATAAATGATTATGCTAGATTTGTAGATAGTTGTACCTCAGCAGTAAGTAAAGATACTACCAAAATGTGTGATAGAGTAGAATACCTACGAGGAAATCACTCAACAGTAGATGGTGAAGTAGTTGAGCAAGAAATAGATATGGCAAGACTAATGACTGCCTTGATAGGAATGATGGCAGAGTCAGGAGAGTTTGCTGAAGTAGTTAAAAAGAAAGTATTTCAGGCAGATAGTAAGTTCTCAAATGATGAGATTTTCCATATGAAAAGAGAACTAGGAGATGTTCTCTGGTATTGGGTGCAGGGTTGTAAAGCATTAGGTTTTACCCCTGATGAAGTAATGGATGAAAACATTAGGAAGTTAGAAAAGCGTTATCCTAATGGTTTTGAAGTAGTAAGAAGTGAAGTGCGTGAGCAGGGGGATATATAATGGCAAAGAAGAAAACGCAAACCAAATTAGAGCAGGAGTTGAGTAAGTATAAACATAGTCTGGAACTTGTAAGGACTGTAGTACCAATTCTAGTATTAGTTTTACAAGTATTTATTTTAGGGAGAGTGTTATAATGGCAAATCATGTATATTTTAATTTAAGCGTAGAAGGTTTAACTGACGAACAATGGGATTCTTTATTCAAAAGTGAAGAACACGAAAGACCACATTGGAATGAGGGCGAACCTGCTATAAAGTATCAGGAGTTGATAGACTTACACGAGCAACCTTTTATGAGTAATATTGCTAGAGAGTATGATGAAGATGGTTGGATAAAAGAGTCATACCAGTGGTATTGTGATAATGTAGGAGCAAAGTGGTGTAATATAGAAGAATGGGAAAATCACGGTTATATGAATGGTTATAGTGCGTGGTCTACACCATATCAGATGGTAATGAATATGCTGGAGTTTGCTAGTAATAAGTTCAATGTTGAACTAAGTGCAAAAATGACGTATGAAGATGAGTTCAGAAACTTTATTGGAGTAGACCATTTTGAGACATATAAAGATGATGAATACTACTGTGCTCATGATGAGAACTATATTGATGGGGGTGAATTAAATAATCTGCTAGAAGAAAAGTTGCAGTGCGATTTAAATGATGATGACTTCGAGTGGTTTGAAGAATACAAAGACACTGGTATAGTTCCACAAGAGTGGACAGATGAACTTGTTTATAACTTCTTTGAGACAGGAGAACTTAATGGGACAGTTTGATGATATAGTAGAGAGGCAAAGAAAACTCATACAAGCAGAAGAATGGTCTAGAGGCGTTAAAGGTGTGCATGCACATAGTTTAAACTCGATGTGGTATGATAATAGACCTGAAGATACAGCAGAAGGTAAATCAGTCACAGATATTGAATACAATGGTGGACTTATTAAGAGAACACTAAGTAGTGGAAAAGTGATATATTTTGGTCAAAGACTAAGAGGAGACGCTTTAATTCGTGAGTGGGAAGCACACGAGGCAGATAATAGGAGTAAGTATTATGTCTGAAGATGAAATGGAGTATGAGTTCTATGACTGGGAAACAAAACTCGGTAGAGAAGATGCAATACTCACTTGTGCAGAAGAATGGGGTATGTCTAGACATACAGTAGAAAGATTAATTAAAAAATGGGAGAATCGATTATGGCAGTAAACTACACTGAAGACCAAGTAGAAATGATGACCAATCAATACAGACTAGACCCAAGTAGAGAAACAGTTGAAAGACTAGCAGATGAGTTAGACAAGAGTGTGAAATCTATTATAGGTAAGTTAAGTAGAGAAGGAGTCTATAGAAAGACTGAATACCTAACCAAAACGGGTGAGAAACCAGTCACGAAACTAGAGTTAGTTCAAGAACTCGCAGAGAGACTAGAACTACCTATCACAGCCCTAGCGGGGTTAGAAAAAGCACCTAAAAGTGCCCTCAAGGAGTTAGCAAGATGCGTATAGCAAAACTGTCGAAGGACGATAAACTAGCAAAGCATGGAATCTATGCAGAAGTGATGGGACTGATTGAATCCCCAACGGGTATGAAAGCAAGACTAAGATTCGGAGATGGTCATAGAGAAACAATACCAGTACAGCGAATAAGAATAGTTCAAAACGAAAATATCCCAAAGTCTAGAGATGCTTGGTTTTAAATTAAAAA